TATTGTAACGATTGCATTATCAGATAATGATCCTGTAAACTCAATCATTCTGTGAGATAAAGTTGCACCAGTTGATCCGTCTGAAACAGATAATGCTACTGTCCCACCACTTGTTACTGCTTGTGTTGTATATCCACCAGAAATTTGTTCTATAATTTGTAAATTAGTATTAGTTTTTGTCCCCCATGTACCGGCGTTTTCACCAGTTGCCTGAAGTTCTACCCCTAAAGGTGTATATGTTGATGCCATAATTTTTTATCTCCTATGCGACGTCACTATAACTTGTATTTGATCCACTTGCAACATTTGAATACGAACTATTTGATCCTGTTGACTGATCAGAATAAGACGAATTAGATCCTGTTGTTGTGTTACTATATGATGTATTTGAACCAGTGTCAATATTGCTAAAAGAGCCGTTTGATCCTGTATTTATATTTGCAAAAGCTTGAACTCCACCCTCTCCTTGTAAAGCAGTAATCGCATCTAAACTTAAACCAACAACATCTGCTGGTGATAAAGACCCAACAGAGGATGTTGCCGAAACACCTGTTAAACCAACAACATCTGCTGGTGATAAAGACCCAACAGAGGATGTTGCCGAAACACCTGTTAAATCTACTAAAGAAATAGGTCCAACCTCTAAAGTTCCAATACTTGTTGTTGCTTCAATACCTGTTATTTCTGCAGGTCCAAATTCTAAACCTAAAGTTCCAACATTTGTTGTTGCAGCCACACCACTAATAGCTGCTGGACCAAATTCTAAACCTAAAGTACCTTGACTTATAGTAGCATTTAATCCAGTTAAAGAAGCTGTTGGACTAATTACAAAAGTTACACTACCAACATTTGAGGTTGCCTCTACACCGGATATACCGACAACATCCGCTGGAGATATTGATCCAACACTTGCAGTTGCAGCATTACCAACTAAACCTATAACTTGGTTTGGAGATTCACCCCAAGAATTATCACTCCAAGCATCTCTACCCCAACCAACTAAAGTTCCTGAATATGATAAAGTAGGTGTTGCAAAAGTAGATTCTACACCTGAAATATCAACACCTAAACCAATACCAAGACTTCCAACTTGTCCTGTCATTTTGAAAGCAGGACCTACTTCTAATAAATATGTAAATACTGAAGTTATACTTCCTACAGTAGCAGTTGATTCCACACCAGAAAGAGATACAGTTTCATCTCTACCTTCACCCCAGTCAGCTGTGCCCCAAGATAATCTTCCCCAACCTGTTTGATTAGATTCTTCTGTTTGTCCTAAAGATGCTGTTAATTCAAAACCTGTAGGTGTAATTACAGGATCAAAACTTTCACCCCAAGGCTCCTCTCCCCAAAAATCTCTACCCCAACCTTGAGCTGAATATGCTACTGGATCTCCTAAAGATATTGTTGCAGATACACCTGTTGGAAAAACTATTTCATCATTTATCTGACCCCAAGAACCATTATTCCAATCTTCAGCACCCCATCCTGTTGTTAAAAGTGTAGAGCCACCCCATTGAGATTGATCCCAAGTGAGTCTACCCCATCCTGAAGTAACATCGGGCACTGGACCCTCCTAGGCTATACGAATAATCGCGTTAGATGCGTCTGCTGTTGGAAATTGAATAGTAAATGTTCCACTTGATACTGTTTTGTCACCACCGAAAGCGATAACAGCAACAGCTTTGTCAGATTGTGTGTCGTTGTAAATTAAAGCACCATTTGCAGTAAAAGATGCGGAAGTATAACTAACGTCTGCAAAATCACAAAATGCTGTTGTTCCAGAAGTTGTTGGCGTAACACTTGTAAGAGTTGCTCCACCTGCAGTGTATGCAGTTCCAGATGAGTTTGTAATTTCATTTGATGTTGAATAAGCTGTTGTGCCTGCACCTAAAGATGCATCACTTGTAAATAAAGCTATTTTAAAAGTGTTTCCACTAGTAGCTGTAAAGTTGTGTGTTCCAACTAAAATTTCTTGTTTAAAACTTGTACAAATTGCCGATGTTATTGCCATGTCCTATCTCCTATGGGTTTGCTGAGGTAATCGGTATTCTAACTGCTCCGTCTGTGTAGTCATCTCTTCGTCTTCTACCGACTTGCTCATTAGCAAACTTCTGTACCTCTTGTTTATATTTATTTTCGTATAAAGTCAACATGTCTATCGGACCTTTTAAAAATCCATAAGTTTCAGACAGACAACAATATAAAAGACCATTTGGAAAGTTAAGACTGATATAATTAGTGGTGTTATCTGAAGCTAAAGTAGTTGGCATTTTATTAAAATGAACTCTAAATTTGTACGTTGCATCAGGGACAGGGGCTACAAAAATACGTCCAGAATTAGTATCTCCATCTCCTGTTGCTCCTCCAAACATACCATAGTATTTAGGTTGTCCCCTTTTTGCTGATTCCGTAGATGGTATATATTCTTGTAAATATGTTACATCTTTTTTTTCTAACCAAATATTAGCTCCTGTTGTAGCAGACGTTGAATCATATACTTGTATACCTCTAATAAATAAAGCACCACCTGGTGCATTAATAGTTTCTTGACCTACAACTAAATTACCTATCTGTTGTACTCTATCCGCATCAATAGGAACATCTCTCATTATTCTATATTGTGCGTTTAAGATTATATTCTCTAATATATCACTTGTTAAAACATTAGAATCTGTTTCTGTGTAATTTCTAATCTGTGTAACTAATCCACTATAACTTAATCCTGCCATTATTTTCCTTTATGTTTTTTATTTATTTTTTCTAACTTACGATTATAAACCGGTATTTCTGGCTCTGGTACATGTAACATTAATTCTTCATGTGGGTCCATTTCTTCTGGACATGCACATTGTTTAATATGAAATATTTTACAAATCCATTTTTTAATAAATTTAATCATGCGCTTAACGTAACTGGTCCTACTGAACAACCAATTCCTCCTCCTTTAACTCCGCCAAGTGTAGCAGTATCTGTATCAACTGTAAAATAAAAAAAATTAGCAATTGCATAATCTGTACTTACTCTTGCATCGTCTTTAAATATTCCGGTTGTAATTGCATAACCCGCTGCTTTTGCAACGTTAGCTCCCGTAATACCATCGAAGTCTGCAGGATTATTATATTGAAATGTTCCACCTCCACCCGTGTTTAAAGCAGGCGCTCCTCTAAATCTGTATGTTGTTCCATTTGTTAAACCATGTCCAGGTGCAGTTACATTGATAACTCTTGATCCTGCTTCGTAAGTTTCAAAAGCATTTTCTGATAATGCATAAGGAACTGCGTTTTCTGTTCTTGCAGTTCTTACATGTCTTAATGCAATACCATCAGCACTAGTTGGTTTTGGTTCAAGTTGTGGTTGTTTTGGTTCAAACTCAGATACATGCACAAAAGATCCATTCCATTCTCTAACCATTTCTCTGTATGGAAATTCTAAACCAGATCTATCTGATATTGCTTTTGCATGTTTACCTGTTGCGTACTTTGCCATTAATTATCTCCTAGTTCTATCATTAATTCTTCAATTTCTTGCATAGCAGTATTTTTATTTCCTTTTTGAATTTCGGAAGATATGGATCCCAAACTTCTATCTATGTTTTCTGGTATTTTTAAATCATATCCTTGTTCAACATAGGACTGAGCTTTACTTTTACCTTCTTCACTAAATTTTAAATTTTGTCTAGAAGATTTATTATTTAAATCTGGTTTAAATTTTACTAAACTGCTTTTAGCATCATTTAAATATTCTAAAAGTTTTAATTTAATTTTGGGTGCAAGTCCTACTGCCTTAAATACTGCCATTATGCTCCTGGGTAATAAGTTTTAGGTGTTATATGTGTACTAGAAGAGGATCCATCTTCTGCTAATGCTCTAGCTAATTCATCTTCATAATATAATTTCATAGCTTGAACCATTTGTGGTTGATATTTTTGTGCAAGATAAAATGCTAATCCTGATACCATACAAGGTACAAATCTAAATGGAACATCAGTTGCATTTGTATAATCACCAATATCTTGAATTCTTTTAATATAATAAATATGCATATCTTTAGATGCATTAGTTGAATCTGGTGTTGGATACACTTGAATACTAACGTGGTCTATAAATCTTTGCACAAAGTATTGATTAGGTGTTCCTTTAGAAAGTTTGTTTGAAAAACCACCATAAGTTGATCTATCAACCTTTGTCATAGGTGAATCTGATTGTGTGGTTTGTGTTCTATTAGACCTTAATTGTGCTTCAAGGACATCGGACATTCCATAAATTCCGTTTGTTGGTGTAGTAGTTGCAGATGTTCCATCACCACTCGCTCTAAAAAATTTATATTCAGCTTGGCCTTCAATCATATCAATATTGGTCTCTGCTATTTCCCAATAGTGAATACCTCTATTACCCCATTCTTGAAATAGAATATTAAGAGATCTCCGGGCTGACTTCATTTGATAGCCAGCCACAGAATTTAATCCAATACGTTCAAAAGATTCTTCTATAATTTCATCAATAGAAAAAGTTTTATCGAACGTTGCTGTTCCCGAAGTAGTATTAGCCATTTAAACTCCTACGATTCGTAAACTTTAATCCATTCACAAACAATTGTACCTGTATCTCCTGCTGT